GAGAAGTTGACAAAATTATTATTACTCGTCCTACTGTATCTACTGAAGATAATGGCTTTCTTCCAGGATCATTAGAAGAAAAAATGAGTGAATGGCTTGTTCCAATCCGTAGTAATATGAGAAAAGTTTATAATAAACCAGAATTATTAGAAAAAATGGAAAAAGAAGAAAATATTGAATTAGTTTCATTAGCCCATTTTAGAGGACGTACTTTTGATCATTCAGTATGCATTGTAGATGAATTTCAAAACCTAACTAAACAACAACTACAAATGGTTGTGAGTCGGTTAGGCAAACATAGCACTATGATATTATGTGGAGACCGGTATCAAATTGATTTAAAATATACCAACGATTCTGCTATACATGAGGTACCAAAAATTAAAGAATCGAAATATGTTAATGAAATTATTTTAACAGATAACCACCGACATGAATCTTTAGAAGAGATTTTGAACCTTCTAAATGAAAAGTATTGATATTTATAATAAAAGGAAAATATGGACTATTCAGAAAATAAACCAATATGGCCCGGTAGTTCTTCATTTGCCCCTGGAAAAACGCCATTTGGATTTTTTGATAATGATACGGCATTTCAAAGTGAAGCAGATAGTTTTGCTGTCTTTGCTGCCAATCATGTTGGATATCCAATCATGGATGTTGAACTATTAGACATAAATTTTTATACGGCATTTGAAACTGCAGTTATAGAATATTCCAATCAAGTTAATCAAAATAACATTGTTAACAATTTAATAAACACATTAGGCGTAGACACTGGGTCAAGTTTTTTAACTGGCGATGGATTTACTGGAGCATTAGTAGGAGGTAATTTAGGTTATATAACTAAGCTATCAAAAACATATGGAACAGAAGCAGACTCCGGAGGTAATGTAAAATGGCATACTGCATCAATTGACGTACAAGACGGACAACAAACATATAGTATTAGAAAAGCCGTATCTGCATCATTAGGTGTAGACATTACCAATAATAATGGTATTGAAATTCGAAAAGTTCTTCATAATACTCCTCCAGCAATAGTAAGATATTTTGATCCATTCGTAGGAACTGGATTAGGTTCACAACAACTTTTAGATGCATTTGATTTTGGAGGATTTTCTCCTAGTGTCAATTTCATGATGATGCCATTGCATATGGATTTATTCCGAATTCAAACTATTGAAATGAACGATCGAATTAGAAAATCCGCATTTTCATTTGAAATTCATGGAGATGATATCAAATTATATCCAGTACCAGGAACACAAGGTACTATATCTACACCATTTTATGACAAAGTTTGGTTTGAATTTATGTATGAAAAAGACAAAACTAATGATGGGGTATTATTTGGGAATAGCGCACTTTTAAACGGTGTAGTCACAGACGCATCTAATATACCATACTCATATCAAAAGTACACCAATATTAATGATATGGGGCGTAGTTGGATATATAGATATGGAGCGGCTCAAGTCAAAGAAACATTGGGATATATTCGTAGCAAATATTCAAATGTACCAATCCCGGGAGGAGAAGTAACACTAAACGGAGGAGATTTGGTTAGTCAAGGTCAGTCTGAAAAAGAAGCATTAATTACTCAGCTTCGAGAATTTTTAGAAAAATTGACAAAAGAACAAATGCTCACAAGGCAAGGGGCGGAAGCTACTCAACAAATGGAAATATTAAGCAAAGTTCCATTAAAAATATATATAGGATAAAACATGGCATTATTTGGTGGACAACGAGATGCTAAATTTGTAGCAGCAATTAACTCAGAATTAATCAACGCAATAATTGATACTGAGATAGAATTTTACAAATTAATAGTTGGACCATCAAACTCAAATATATACGGAGAATCAGAAAATAAATCGTATTATGACTCTATATTAATACCATGTGTGATTACCAAAGACGAAAAAAATTCAAATATGGACGATTATGGACACACATATACTAGAACGGGTAAATTTGCTATATCTAGAGATATATTAGTTAGAGCAGACTTTTATCCAGAAGTTGGAGATATATTGCTTTGGGACAATGAATATTTTGAAGTAGACAATGTTGATGCAAATCAATATTTTGTAGGTAAAAACCCAGAAACATGGCCCAATGGCGACGATCATGGATATAGTGTGTCAGTAATGGTAGACGCTCATGTTACTCGTCAAACACCACAAGGCATTAAAGATATAAGAACTGGAGGCAACAATGCTTCTCCAGCATTTAAAGGATAGCCGTGCCTAGATATAACAGAAAAAATATAGATCGCAAAACAAATAAACCTAATCCTAAACGCACGGAAGGTATATATAATGATCCAGATCTAAATCGAGCCAATCAAATCAGACGAGATGATGATGTAATTCGCACATCACAACGCACTGTATATGATATTGATTATGCCATTAAATGGTATATTGAAAATGAAATAGAACCACAAATTACTGCTAATAAAAACCTGATAAATATTCCTGTTATATTTTCAAATGGAGAAAAATGGGATAATGTTCGTCGTTTAGGATATATTAGAGATGAAAAAGGAATGCTTCAATCTCCGCTTATTATGATAAAACGTAGTTCAATGCAAGAGCGAGACAATAAAAAAGGATTAGATGTTAATCGTACACTTTCAGATAATCGTATAATATACAAAACAAAATATAATAAACGAAATAGGTATGAAGATGAATTGTTTCCAATTCCAACAAATATACCAACTAATTCGGATAAAGTATATGTAATTGATATACCAAAATATGTTACAGTTGAATATGAAATGATGATTTGGTGTGATTTTACAACTCAAATGAATGATGTAATAGATCAAATATTACCATATGGTAGATTTGCTTGGGGTAATGAACAAAATCGATATGAAACTTCTATAGGCAATGTTAGTTTTGAAACTGTTAATACAACAGGCGAAGATCGTTTAGTTAGAGCAACTATACCGTTAACAGTATTAGGAACTCTTTTATCAGAACATGAAACTAAAATTGCAACTTTAAAAAAAATGTACTCAGTTAAAAAATTAGTATTCGATATGGTAGTAGATGTAAATACTAATATATTTAATACTACAATTGTACCGCAACAATTATTAAATGCATCACAAACGATTGCCGGCGGAGGTAGTGTTATTGTTAATGGCGGAGGAAGTAAAACATCTGTTGATAGCACTACAATGTTATACCTAACAAATTTAACAGATCAAACTGCTACATATGTTTCTGCAACGGAAGTCAGCATTACAGCTACGCCAGCACAAAATCCAACCACTTTGCAATTTGCCGTTAAAAATGAATTTGATGTGTATGTAAATGGTCAATACATAGACAAAGCAGCGTATACGTGGACACCAGATGAAAACACAACACAAACAATTGTATTTAATACAGGAACATTGGGATATGATATTTTGAATACAGACACTGTTATTGTTAATGGGAGATGGGCATAATGGCTAGACAAATTAGACCAGGCCAGCTCCAGGAAAATGTATTATATAATATATCAGCAAGTTATGCTGTTACAGCATCATATGCAATGAATGGAGGTGGTGGCGGGGTTCCATCCGGCACAGTTTCAGGATCAGCACAAATCACAGAATTAGGATTTGTTACAAGTAGCGCAACGTCATCATTTGTAACTAATTCACAAACCGCATCGATGAGTGTTGCAACAGCAAGTTATGTTACATCAGCCCAATCAGCTAGCTATATATTAGCAGCTAATATCGATCAACCATTTACGACAGTATCTGCATCTGGAATATTGAATACTGGTGGTGGCAACTTTAATATTGCTGGTAACGGTGATGATGTTGTTATATCTACAGGTACATCTGCATTTGTGGTAGAATCTGAAGCGCAGTTTAAAGATTCAGTTAATATTGATTTAGCTACAAATAGACAGTTAATTGTTAGTGGTGGACGAGTTGATCTTCGAAACGCATTAGGTGTTAGTGGATCGTTTAGCGGAAGCTTTGAAGGAGATGGATCTGGATTAACCGGTATCACTGCAGAATGGGATGGTAGTCATCTTGGAAATGCATCTATTACCGGATCATTGATATTATCTGCTTCATCCGGCACTACCTCAAATACGCTTCAAATTGGAAAGAATGGATACGAGCATTTTATTTTTGGTAAAAATGCTGATGATTCAACCTTCATGAATATATATGCAAGGCCATTCACGGATCCGGATTTGTTTCAAATAGCGTATTCTTCAAATACATCGACAACAGCTGAATTGGCTTTAGGAGCATCGACAGTTGAGATTGGTGATATGGAGGGGTCTTCTGGAAATGATACTAAACTGTTGATAAACGCAGATGCTGGATATGGTGATGTTGGATTCCAATTCACCAATCATCCTATAACTGTACTCGGAAGCATAACATCATCAGGTAACATTAGTTCAAGTGCCGCGTCAACCGCATCATTTGGAACATATTTAGGCGATGGTTCACAATTATCTGGTATATCATCCACCCCATTTCCATTTACCGGCGATGCAGTTATAACTGGATCATTAATCTTATCTGGATCTTTGCCTTTACTGTCACTGCCAGATGCTCCAAAAGCTGCCATAGTAATATCAGGCAGTAATGATGGAACGAGATTACGCATATATGATACTGAAGATAATTTAAGTCCAGTTTATACAGAAGGAGCTGGTATTGTGTTAACTGGTGGTGAAGGCGCTGCTCAATCAATATTAGAAATGTCAGCAGTTGGATCTGCTAATGGTGGTAGTAATAATGAACAGACGTTTATCAGATCAAGTGAAACCTTAAACATTACTGCCGCTGCCGCATCAACTGGCCAGAATATAAAAATCAGAGGTACAGCTTGGGGTTGGAACCTTAATTCCTCCAACTCTGGAACAGACTTAATATTTATTACTAATGGAGGAGCTACACGATCGACACTAGAGCTAGGAACAACTACTGGAGTAGCAGGAACTGGTGTTGCGTTATCTTCTAGAACCGCAGCAGTCGACTTTACAATTGTAGCTGGAGGTAATACGTGGTTAGATATGTCTTCAACAAAAGCTACCTTTATAGCTGATGTATCTTCGAGTGCAGCTTCAACCGCATCATTTGGAACATATTTAGGTGATGGTTCTCAATTATCTGGTATATCATCCACCCCATTTCCATTTACAGGTTCGGCTATAATAACTGGGTCTTTAACTGTACTTGGGGAATTTAACGCATTTAGAGTAAATTCTACTAACTTATCATTAGGATCGGGGGCTGGGTTTAATAATACTATTAATGGGCCTAGAAATGTATTTTTGGGACAAAATGCGGGGTATACAAATACAACTGGAGATGATAATGTTTGTATTGGCTATGCAGCAGGATATGCATTAAGCACAAATGCATCAGACTTTAATGTTTTTATAGGTAGGTTAGCAGGAGCAGGAGGAACAAGTCCTGTAGCTAGAATGAGTGATGCTAATTATAATATTGGTATAGGCCAAGAAGCACTATTGTATCTTACAAGTGGAGATAGTAACATAGGCTTTGGATTTCGTACAATGCGAAACATATCATCAGGTACATATAATATAGCATTTGGCGACGCTGCATTAAGTAGCACTAGTACAGGTCAAAACAATATTGGTATAGGAAGAAGTGCAGGAAATCTCCAAACCACTGGCACTGGAAACATAACAATAGGATCGGGGAGCCAAGGCATAGCAGGAGAATCAAACCAACTTAGAATTGGTCATGGTAATACTTTAACCACAATATCCGCTTCACTAGAAACCGGAGACATAATATTTGCTAGTACAGCTTCGGCAGCATATTTTGTAGGTGATGGTTCACAACTAACTAATGTAGCATCTCCATTTACCGCAGCTGGAATATCTGGATCATTTACGGCACCAAGCGCTTCGTTTAGTACAAGAGTAACAACATTGGAAGGTGCAGGAACACCAACCCCAACCTTTATAGCATCTGGATCGACATCAGCCTCAGCAGCACCAGATACTGGAGTAGTTGTAGAACATAGTGGATCAACTGCATTTAGTGTCATTGGAGATGTAGGTACACTGTTCTCCGTAGATGATGATTTAACCGGAACATTGTTTTCCGCAAATGATATATCAGGTTTCCCAGTACTACAAGCAGATGCAACCGGCGAAGTGTATTTAGGAAAATCTCCTCAATCATTATACACCACAGCCGTAATAAGTAGCACAACGGCTGCGACTACACATTCACTTTGCACCTTGAGTACAAGTTCTTACGATGGTGGATTCTTTGAGTATACGGCGCATTCGGCTTCTAATGCAAGAGCCGGCAATATAATGTCTACATGGAATGGAAGCAATATAGTTTATGCGGAAACAACAACTATGGATATTGGAGATACATCAGACCTAACAACAGAAGTAATAATATCAGGAAGTACTGCAAGGCTAATTGCATATGGTGCTAATGCAAGTTATAAAATCAAAACCATAATAAAAGCAATATAATATGGGCATAACAAGAGGTTCTATATCAACCCCAATTATAGTTGATGGGCTAGTATTCAACATGGATGCTGCTAATAGGGCAAGTTATCCTAGAAGCGGAACTACAATAACAGAAACTATTAATAGTGTTGCTGGAA